CATGACTTCCTCTTCAAACGCGCGATCCGAAGATTCGATAGCGTAGATTTGGGTGTGTTGGTTCTCGTAGTTTTTGTACTCGAGGCCGAACAAGGCATTGAGACCGGGCTCAAGTTCCTTGACCAGTTGTGCGCGTGAAATTGCCATTTATGTTCTCCTTATTGACCAGCAACACCTGTACTGCCGTACACGTGTTCGTTGATCTTGACTACCACCACGGCGAAAGAGCCGAACTCGTTGGCTGGCACGTTGTACAAGCCTACAGTCTTCAGGTTCAAAGCAGCAGTTCCGTTAGCAAGCGTAGCAGAGTTCAACTCCATGGTGGAAACGCCAGTAGTGGTGCTCCCGCCTGTGCCAATCACGTCTGCATTCTTGCCCACATCCGCAGCAACAAAACCTGCGTCACACTGAATCAAGAACAACTGGCTTGGATCGTCGATCACATCGGCAGTGATCTTGCCGGAAGTGATGTTGACAGAACCTGGGTAGTAGTTCTTCCACGTGGGCTTGCCAGTGGTGGGATCAATGTAGTTGCAGCCGTTAAACACGCCCACCGCAGCAGTGTGTGTAGCAGGGAGAAACCGAGTGATATAACCACCGGAAAGAGCAACCAAGTCACCTTGAAAAATTGTTCCAGCTTGGTTATCAGCAATCTCGTAACCGTACTGTTTCTGAGCACCAGTAGCGGAGAGGTTGCCAATAGGACGCAAGCCAAAAGCCTTGTCGATATTAGGCATTTGTCATTTCCTTAAAAAAGTTGGATTTTGTCAGCCCTTGTTAGAGCCTCCAAAGGATACGCGAGACTGTCGGGTGGGCCGCTGAATGGTCATGCTGTTGTGAGCATTCGCTTTCATCAGCTCATTGTCGGCAGCTTGCAATTGGTCGTTCGCTCGATTACGGTAATACGCATTGCGCTCTTCAACTGTTTCCACAGGGATGCGAGCAAGGAGTAGGCCTCCCACGCTGATCACGCCAGCATGTCGGCCATCTTCCACTGTTGGGACGTGATAGTCGGGGTACTCGTCCCCACGAACCAACTCATACCCCTCGCGGAGTTTTCCAGAGATGTTCGTGCGGTCGTCAATACCACCAGCTTCAGCCCGAATCCAACGGTGCTTGTATCCCGGAGGCGCAGGAGGCGCATCCAGTCGTGAAGGGGGAGCCCAGGGTTTACGTCGCGCATCTTTCTCACGGGATTCGACACCGCGAGAATTGCGATTGAGTACGGGTACTTTAACGTCTGACATGGTCTTACTCCTTTACGTACTTGGCATATTCCTCGAGAGGAACGCCCAGCTTTTTGGCAATTGCAACTTGACTTGGTGTCAATTTGACAGTGCGGCGTGCGTTGTTAATACCCGAGGATCGGGATGCAGGTGCCACCGTTTGCACGTTCCTGGTGGCTCTGTTAGTTTGCGCTTGAGACTGGCCTCCTCCCAGTTTCTGGGGGAAATTCTGTTTCAAGCGTTTGTCAAGCTCATCATAGTACTCCTCGCTGCTTGGGTCAAATCCTTCGGATTGGAGTAGCTGGCGATGAATTCCCCACGCTGCGTGGGTCATGGCCGTGTCGCGGCCGTACCAAGGATTGCGCTCTGCCCATTCTTCAACACGAGGATCAACCTCTTGTTGCACTTGGACCTGTGGCTGCTGCGCTGCCTGTTGCGCTGCTACCTGTTGTTGGTAATCCCACTCTTGCTGCTGGCGCTCGCGCTGCTGAGTGGCGGCAGTAAGCTGGCTTTGCTCCAAAGTCAGGGACGTAAGACGCTGCTGGGCCTCTGTTTCAGTGTCAATGTCGCCCTCTTCACGAGCCTTGCGGATGATCTGTTTGAGAGCGACCACTTGCGTCTGCACACGGCCGTTGGCCTCGCCCAGGCGTTCGCTGTCCACGGCCATGTACTGCTGTTCAAGCTGCGTGGCGCGAGCCTGGACGCTCTTGGCATATTCCAATGCCGCCTGCTCACGGCGCTGGGTCTCGCGCAGGCGTGCGGTCAGCTTGTCAATGCGCTTTTTGACGCCTTCGCTGTATTGGTCGAGCTCGCCCCCGGCAGCGTTGTCGCTGCCCTGTGGGGAGGGCGTTTCAACAAGGGGCGCTTGGGGCTTGTCCAGCACTTCAGCAGCGCCGTCCTCCCCGATGGATACGGTGGCTGGACTTTCATCCTCACCGATCTTAAATTGCAGGTCATCATTCATGTCGTTGCTCCTTTACATGTGCAGAATGTCTTCAGGACTGTTCACAACAGCCAAAACTTCGTCGTCGTTCAACAAACGAATCTCACCACCGTCGATTGGGATGCGAGCACCCGCATATCGGCCGAAGATGATCCAGTCACCTGCCTTGCACCACGGTCCGGCGGGAAATTTACTCTCGTCGGCATAGGCAAGATCGCCCACTTTCAAGACGTAGCCGCACGTGGTGCCAAGCTGCGTTCTGCGCTGCGTTTCCTCGGCCAAGACGATGCCGCCTTTGGTCTTCTCCGCGCCGCGATAGGGCAGGATGGCAATGCGCCACCCGGTAGGTTTTGGAATGGTGTCGATGACGGCTTGGGCGAGCTTCTCGGGGTCAAACCCGAGCTCGGTGTAGGCGTCTTCGAGGGCTGGCGGCTTGTTGGCTGCTTCCTCGGCCCACTTACGCTCCAAGGCGGTCATGTTGATTTCAGGTACTGCTGCGGTTTCCATGGTCTTCCTTTCACTTGAGAAAATCGTCGACATCGTCTGTGACCTTTTTGAGCAAGTCTTTCACGGAGTCTTCAACCATTCTCAAACCCTCAAGGCGACCCATCATGAAGCGGTAGCGCTCCATGTCTGTGATGGTTCCGTTCAGGACAATCTGCTTGGATTGATCCTGGAGTTTCCTGATTTCTTTCAGAACTGCTTCTGCAAATTCAAGCATGGTGATTTCCATGAAAAGCAGACGGTACAAGGCCCCGTCTGATAGCGCTTACTCACAACTCAGTATATCTTAACTGGACGATTACCGTCCTTTTTCTTCACAATCATCGCGGGACCTTGAACACCTTTCGGTGTCTTCACCGCGCCGCCCTTGGCCATCTTGGTTTTACCGGCCTTGTCGTATGCGATCGCAGCGGCCTGCTTCACGGCGGCCGACTTGCTCTTTGGCGCACTGGTGCCGATCTTGCCGTCCTTCTTGTAGTCGCGAACAATCTCTCCGATGTTGGAGCTGATTGTCTTCTGGCTAGAACCTTTTTTAAGCGGCATATTGGCCTCCGGGTTGGTTGATCTTGGCTTGCTGCAGTTGCAGCTTCTGCTGGTTAATCTGGTTGGTTTCTTGCGCTTTCTGCTGATCCAGCGCCAAGCGCTGCTGATCAATGTTGATGCGTGCTTGATCCGCCTGGCCGCGCTGGGCAATCTCTTTTTCCTTGAGCACGACCAACGGGTCGGGTCCTTCGCCACCTGCGAAAGCCTCTTGCATGTCCCGCACCTCCTTGATTCCAGCTGCAATGCGCAGGGCAATCATGCCCTCCTTCTGGATGGCAGACACCATGCGATCGGGATCGGTGCCATAGGCCTTGAACAGGTCGGCTTCGACGTCCTCTTCCGCGCGCAGGCGCACGTGATCCAGGATGTGCTTTTGCAGTTCAATCGCGGCCAAGGGGTTGGCCTGCAAAAGAGGTGACAGGCCCATCATCAGGTGCGCTGCCATGTGGGCATCATGCTGCTGGCCGGCAAAGGCTTTGAGCTTCATGCCATTGAGCACGTCGCTGTTCTCAGACGCAGGGTCGCGAGGCGTATTGGTGTTCTGCGGCAACAGCACACCATCAATGTCACGGACGTTCAGCGCTGCATACATGCGGTAGAAGGCCTCGTACATGTTGTGCATGTTCGGGGCGCTCTGTGCAAGCTGCAGCTGCATCTGCGCAAGCTGGATACGCTGAGCGGAGCTGAAGATGTTGGGGTCAGCCACGGGCTGCACCGACACCATGGTGTCAAAGTCCTTCTTCTTGATCTTGCGACTGGCCCCAGGCACGTCGTAGGGGTACTCGTCAGGCATGTACTGGCCAAAGCCTTCGAACAGCAGGCGAAACTCCAGCGTCTGCGCATAGTGCAGGCGCTTGTGGATGCTGGACATGACCATGGAGCCACGCTCCAGCAGCGCTAGGGTCGTTCCGACCTGCGCGTACTGGTTGCCGTCGCCAACTTGCATGTCGGCAGTGCTGGACAGGCGCTTGCCCGAGTCAATCAAGAACCCCATCAGGGCAAACAGCACCTGGCTTGGCTCTTTGTAGGGTAAGGGCATCAAAGAGGCGGAAAGTTCCGCGCCGCCAGCGTCAATGTCACGCCATTCGCCTGGTTGGATCGGATTAGAGTCGTCCGCGATCCGCGCGCCCTTGGCCTTGAAGCCTGCGGGCAGGTTAGACAGAGTTCCAGCGTCGGTCAACTGGCGCAAAGCGCTCGTAGCGGCCTTGCTGAGGCCACCAATGAGGTGCACAAAGCCCAGACCATAGGCTCCTGGGCCTTCGACAAGCACGTAATGCACAAAATAGTTGCGGCGACGGCATTTTTTGTCGTCTTCTTTCCAGTTTCGACGAATTCCGACCACTTTAAGCGTGTCCTCGGCCAGTGTGACGACGTATGGGCGCTTGATCCCGGTCACCTCGCCGTCTTCGTCCTTGTCTTCAAAGCCTGGGATGTCCAAATCAACCAGTTGCTCGAGCAAAAACACCTCTCCAATGTCGTCGGTAGGCTGGATGCCGGTGATTTTGTCAACCGCCTCTTGAATTTGACTCGCATCAGCAGGTGTAGAGTAAGTGTCCAAGAAAATATCGAGGTACTCACCGGCCAAGGCGCGCTTTTTGTACTCGTTGGAGTCCATCGCAATGCGGTGCGTGAGCCGTGGGCATTGGGACACGACACTTGAGCCGTTGTAGGGGATGTAAACGTCGTCTGCCAGGCACAGTTTGGATACCATGCGCTCCAGTTGGTAGTCGTAGTAGACCTTTTTGAAGGTCGAACCACCGTAACCAGTGTAGAAAAGCTGCTGGTCAAACTCCGGCGTGTACTCCTCCATCACCGTGGTGAGCTGATAGTTCATAAAGTCCTGCACGCGGCCGGCCTGCTGGAACTTTTCCACCGTCTCCTTGCCCATGATCTGGCTGCGGACAGGTCCGCCGGCAGGCATGAGCTCTTTGAAGGCCTGTGCCTGGAACTGAATGATGGCCTCGGTCAGCATTGGATGGGTCGCGCCTGACGCGCCACGGAAAGGCTTGGTGCGCTCTTCCATGCGAAAGCCCAGCAGATCAAGGCCCTTGGCGTACATCTGCTCCCAGTCGGAGCGCGAACCCTTGTCCGCCTCGAACAAAGAGGACACTTCGATGCCGATCGTGGCCAACTCGTCTGGATCAATGACCTCGGCCAGGTTGGCGTAGAAGTCCACCTCCTCGGCATCCTTCTCGCCCATCTCAATGATCGCGCCGCCGTCCTCT